TCTTGTTCCCCGGACGGGCAATGTAAGAATTGATTTCTCCGTTAGCCTCTGTTACCGTGTAAGTGGTAAGCTCTTTGCTTCGCGATGTTTTCACCGTGTAGATATGAGCCTCACTCTTCAATGCAACCTCCAGTGTGATCTTTCCGCGCTTATTTGTGAATCGCCAGATCATGTTTCCAGCATTCGTGATACCGTCTTCTTCACCTTCGGCTGTCAGTCCGCCAGCATCAACAACTAAATCTGAACCGCTTTTTTGTTCGTATGTGAATCCGCCAATTTCTCCATTATCGGCTTGTAGGATAAGTATATCCCCTGCAAATATATCGCTCATGTTAGAAATTATTTGAGATTGACATTGTTGTTGACATTACGCGGGCAACTCCCGTAAGTGTAGATTCAAAGTACGTTTCAAATCTATTAGGATTTGTTGTGCCTTTACCGACCAACAGGCCAGAGTATGAGTTAATCAAAGCTCTGTCAATCAAGTCAGGGAAATACTTTGTGTTAAGAATAGAAATGTACCGGTTCGGGCTGATTGTGTTCGATGCGCTTACAGTATCAGTATCACCAATGATGGTTTTACCTTTCACATGTAAGTCTTCATATATTTTCAGAGCATATTTCATGTTCCAAATAATATTGTTGTCACGAACCCAACGATACGGCATAGATTCTTGTGGGTATTCAGGAACGTTTCTTGTAGTAACAAGGTCGATCATTTCATACTTGCCGTCTGTGAGCTTCACTGTACAGAATCCTGCTTTCACAAGAATATCTCGCATGTTACTGTCTCCAAACTCTCCAATATTGCCGTCTTTCGGAGGAACAATGTTTGTGAGATATTTGCCAGCAGGATTGCCGTAAACGCAAAGATTTGGCGTGTCTTGCGCGATTGGTGCGTGATTGTACACATAATCTGCAGCAATCTCAAAATCCATACATTCAGTATTAGGAGCAACGCAAATTACGTTTGTTTCCTCAGTACCTCTGTTTCCAAACGCTGAGCTTAGCGTCGAAAGAGTTGACAGCGATGTACCAGTGAACGCATGAAATGGTTTCCAAACAGAAGCTTCGTATCGGCCAGTACCGCTTTCGATATTACCGTTGAAGGTTTCGAGTGCATTCAATACGCCTGTTGTGTTTCCTAGTCCGTTTACAATATGAGTTGACCACGCATCACCGATCAATTCAAGTTCGTCAGACAATGTTGCGACTCCTGCTCCTACGACAACATCTCCATCTGAATAGTTGAATCCCGCGTTGTTCCCGTTTGTTTCAATAGAAATACTTATATTGTTCGATGTTTCACCTTTCCAACCGGCAGTAAATTTTACCGATGCGCTTCCTGGGAGTAAATCTGTAATTGTTGCTTTTACAGGACACCCGACTATATTTAAACATGCGTCAACAATGTTTTGACATACTGCAGCCGGAGAATAATCAGTGCCAATGGTAAATGCATACGCTTTCCCGTCTAACGAAGTTCTTCCGTTTATCCTAATATAATGAGTTGTATTTGATGTGCCAGTACCTGTTACTATTATCTCTTTTGATGAAGCTACAGAGTTAGCAGCTTCATCAATACCCCAGAAATATGTCGGAATTGACTGTAATTTGCCTCCACTCTTAGGTCTTAAAATACGTGCAATTGCGTACTGAGGCGAACTAAAGCCGTAAGTATTACCCACTTCATTTGCACTTGTTGTAAGCAAGAATTTCGGTGCTGCTTGATGCGTTGACGCTTTCTCTGCGAAAACATCAATTCGTTGCGGTAGGTTTCCAGCCTTTACGCCCGCAACTGAAATATCTACTTCATAGCCGGAAATACCGGATACCCTCGTAGATGTTATTGCTGTTGATATTGACATAGTTTTGTTTTTAAAATGTTGTTGACCAATATATTACTGTACCATTATCCGCTTTCAATGAATAATCAATACCATCAATTATTCCGGTGTAAGTTTCGTCAGGCGTTTTGTCATTAAGTTTTACCGGTATTATCAGTGAACCTTGAATTTGATGCTCAGATGATTCAGCTCCATATTCAGGTTGGCCGATCTGTAATTCTGTCGCGTTCCTGCCTCCGAATATTCCTAGTTTCGGATCAATGCCAAATGTCTTGTATTCCTTAGAATGCAAAATGTGTGATATTGTACCCAAAGCTCGTTGTAATCTTATTGCTGACTTTTCACCGTTTTGAAAATCTGTTGATGTTTTAGAGGCTTTAGACTTAGCCCAAACTTCAACCACAAATACTGCCATTCCTGCTTGTCCTGAATCCACCACCATATCTGACGGTTTTCGTCCTGAGAACATCACATTCACATATACATAAGGAGACATTTCTGCAACGTTAGGCAATGTAATGCGTTCCTCATAAACCGTGTCTGGCAAACACTCCAATGCAAGTATTTCGGCAGTTGGCGTATATCCTGTTGGAGGCGTTGCGATTACCGCATTTAGAAGTTCGCGTTGATGCTTAATCTCAGTGGCCAATATTCCAGCTATAGCCGATCTTACAATCTCATAAGACTGTGGTAACGTTGCTATTATTTGGTTAATCTTCGCCATACATAGTTATTTTGAATCTTGTTACTCCTAATGTGCTGTCTGGCACTGGCTCGGCAAGTTTTGCAACATAATCACCAGTTTCCAATGTAAATGCTACAGTCCAACCGGTCATTGAATTATTAACGTCAGAGTTTCGGACTACCGCTCCCAATGCTTTCAAATAAAAACACATTAAGACACGAAAAATGAAAACGAAACAAACTACACTCGACCGTGCAACAGCGGTCGAGTTTTTGAATAAATTCTTTGATAAGATTGGCGTTGACGAAAGCAACAGGATCAATCCAAATCTTGATGAGAACGAAAAGCTCACAATCAAAACAATGCGTGAAGAAAAATGCTCTGACGCTGAAATTAAAGACTTCACCGAAAGATGCGATGTTTCACGCGAGATAATAATTACTGCTATCCGTAAAGGCTTCATTGTGTTTGATGACAATTTCAGCATCACGCAAAAACTGAAATATCCAGTAGAAAGCTCGGAAGAGTCTCTATGTGCCAAAGAGTTGAAATACAAAGATATGTACAAGGTGAAAGACGTTGTAAAATCTGTTGCAGGTATAAAGAACGAAACTGGAGCTGAAAGAATTGTCAGAACAATATCGCTCAGAACCGGTGTTAAGAAAATGGTTGTCGAAGAGTTGGTGAATTGTGACGCTGAGCTTGCAAATATGATCGAAGGGCTTTTTTCAAAGGCCGACCTGCCGATGAAAGACTAATGATTGATAACGGATACTATATACATAAAGAGTATGTAGAATCCGCAATTGCAGCAGTCGGCTTTGAACTTGGGTACACCCCGTCAGAGATCATGGAGTTGGAATGTCAATACGACAATCCTTATGGTGTTTTTTGGTGGGCTGAACAAATAACAAAACGAAACAAACAATAGAATGGCAGCACAGACAATCGCTTGGGTCAATTTTAACGGCAAGGATGTTGGGGTAAAAATTACTATCGACGGAATTAATGATAAGATTGACAATCTTGGAAAGAAAGGCAAGAAAAATATAGATTCCCTGTCGGCTTCATTCAAAAACTTAAAATCACAAATCAGTTCAATGAGCGGGAGTATGGGAAGTCTCCCGCTCATTGGCGGATTAGGAGCGGCCGGAATATTCGCAGGCGGTAAAACTGCTGTTGAGAAATTTGCCGGTCGTGAATCTATTGAAACTGCAATAGGAATGTTCTCTAAGACAGAGGAAAAAACAGCATCAAATCTTGCATTCCTTAAAAAAACTAGCCGTGAATTAGGTATTGTGTATGATACCGCTGCAGATGGATATAAACGACTTATGCAAAACCTTAGCTCAACCAATATGCCAATGGAAGAGCAAAACGCATTATTCAAGAAAATATCAACCGTAATTCGCGTATCAAACGTTGATAATACCGCAGCAGAATCAGTTTACCGCGCTTTTGGTGATATGTTTAGCAAAGGAGGTATTCAGGCACAAGAGCTCAAAACACAGCTCGCGAATGCCATCGGCGGCGTAATGCCAGCCATGAAACAGGCATTCCCCGGAAAGAATATAGCAGCAGGATTGGACGCAGGCGCATTCAATAAACAGATACATGTTGTTAAATTGATAAATCAGCTATACGAAAACAACGAAAAAGGACTTGATAAAGCAACAAAACAAACAAGTTACAAACTTGCTATAATTCAAGATGACTGGGGAAATGCAATGGCCTCAATAGGTAAGTCAATTGTAGATTCCGGCTTTTATCGAAACTCCG